GTGTTGGATCACTTCAAATGACTAATGAAGGTCATAAGATTGTTGGTCCTGACTTTATGTTAGCAACTGCTGCCGATATTGTTGCAGATCCTTCTGCTCCTGATGCTTTTGTTCAGGGAATTATGGAAGGTAAGGAGTGGATTTGGGATGGTGGAATTCTTCGTGAGCAAGCCGCACAAAATGCTCAAAGAAGAATTAATACTCTAGTCGATCAAAGAAGACTAGAGGAACATAAGATTAAATTATTTAATGATTTTATTTCAAATCTATAAATTATAAATAAATATAGATTAAATACAAAAAGATCTAAAAATGTCCGTTGGTAGAAATTTACAAGAAATGGAAAACGTAGTCACTAAAAATGCTCAATCTGGCGAACCAATGCACAAGTTGACCACTGGAATTGCTCCAGGGCAAACTGGTAGTTGGGAAGATCTCGGAGGACCTACTCCAGAGAATTATACAAATGAGCCTAATGGCACAGCAAAGTTTAAAGATCCTGCAGGACCTCTTAAGCAAGTAAGCGATGTTGTAACCAATAGAAAAGGCAAAGTTTCTGCCATGCCTCTTCAAGGTAAACAGCATCAAGAAGATTTTGAATATGAAGATGATTTGATTGAAAGGAAAGAAGAAGAGGAAGAAGAAGAGGAAGAAGAAGAAGAGGAAGAAGGTGGTAAGAAGCCTCCTTTCAAGAAAGCTAAAAAAGTAACAGAAGCTAAAGAGGAAGAAGAAGGCGGTAAGAAGCCTTCTCGCAAAAAAGCTACGAAATGGAAGACTCTTTCGATATTGAAGAAGACGTAACCGCTCTTCTTGCTGGTGAAGATCTTTCCGAAGATTTCCAAATCAAGGCAAAGACAATTTTTGAAGCTGCAATCAGAAGCAAAGTTGCTTCAATCAAAGAGCAACTTCAATCAGTTTATGAAGAAAGACTTGTAGAAGAACTGCAAGAAGTAAAAGCAGAACTCATTGAAAGAGTTGATGCTTACCTTGAGTACGTTGCCGATGAGTGGGTATCTGAAAATGCCCTCTCTATCGAAAGCGGACTCAAGACTGAAATGACCGAATCATTCCTTCTTGGAATGAAGGGTCTTTTTGAAGATCATTATGTATCCATCCCTGAAGAGAAATATGATGTAGTCGAGAGTATGGTAGATAAACTAGATGAAATGGAAGAAAAACTCAACGAGCAAATTCAAAGGAATGTTGCTCTGAATAGGAGATTAGCAGAGTCAGTTACCGATGTAATCTTTGGTGAAGTATCTGAAGGTCTTGCACTTTCGCAAAAAGATAAACTCGCTTCTCTTGCCGAAAATGTTGAGTTTGATAGTGAAGTTAACTATCGTGAGAAACTAGTAACACTGAGAGATTCTTATTTCCCAAGAACAACTAGTGCTCCAAGAAACACTGTTGACAATCTTGCTGAAGAAGTTAATTACGCAAATGATGAAGTCTCTTCGGCTTCTATGGCTCGTTATCTTCAGACACTTGATAGAGTTTCTAAAAAGTGATTTTTAAATAATAGAAAATCAAACTAACTAAACACATTTTAAAAGAGGTAAGAAAAATGCAAGGGCTAAACGCCGAATATTTACAAGAGAAGTGGGCACCACTCCTTGACTATCAAGGAATGGATTCCATCAAAGATTCACATCGTAGAATGGTAACCGCTGTTCTCCTTGAGAACCAAGAAAGAGCACTCCGCGAAGAGCGTGAGTTCCTTTACGAATCACCAACCAACTCAGCTAACGCTTCTGGAGCTTCAGGTGGCTTCAGTGGCACCGCTAGTGGTGCAGGTCCTGTAGCTGGTTTCGACCCCGTTCTGATCTCTCTGATCAGACGCTCCATGCCTAATCTGGTTGCATATGATCTCGCTGGTGTTCAGCCAATGAGCGGACCTACTGGTCTGATCTTCGCAATGCGTTCACGCTATACCAACCAGTCAGGTGTTGAAGCTCTGTTCAATGAGGCTGATTCAGCATTCTCAGGTCAAAGCAGCCAGTTTAACAACACCGCAGGTTTTGCAAGCACCTCAGTAGGTCTTGGAACAACTGCTCAAGCAGGTTCAAACCCAGGTCTTCTCAACCCAACTGCATCTTCAACCACAACTTATAACGTTGGTGAAGGTATGGTTACAGGTGATGCTGAGAACCTTGGTGTTGCATCCGGTCCTCAGTTCAACGAAATGGCATTCTCAATCGAGAAAGTCACCGTTACTGCAAAGTCACGTGCTCTGAAAGCTGAGTATTCGTTAGAACTCGCACAAGACCTCAAGGCAATCCACGGTCTGAATGCTGAAGCGGAATTGGCAAATATTCTCTCAACAGAGATTCTTGCTGAAATCAACCGTGAAGTTATCAGAACCATCTATAAGGTTGCTGAGCAAGGTGCTGCAGTTAACGTTGCAACTCCTGGCGTATTTGACCTTGACGTTGACTCCAACGGTCGTTGGTCAGTTGAGAAGTTCAAAGGTCTTATCTTCCAAATCGAGCGTGATGCTAACGCAATCGCACAAAGAACTCGTAGAGGAAAGGGTAACATGATCCTCTGCTCGGCTGACGTTGCTTCGGCACTCACCATGGCAGGTGTTCTTGATTACACCCCAGCACTCAATTCCAACTTGAACGTTGATGACACTGGTAACACCTTTGCTGGTGTTCTCCAAGGCAAGTATCGTGTTTATATCGATCCTTATGCTGCAAACGTATCTGCTAACCAGTACTACGTTGTAGGTTATAAAGGTTCTTCACCTTATGACGCAGGTCTCTTCTACTGCCCTTATATCCCTCTCCAAATGGTTCGTGCCGTTGGTGAGAACACCTTCCAGCCAAAAATCGGCTTCAAGACCCGCTACGGTATTGTTGCTAACCCATTTGCGGAAGGTGCAATTGCTGACGCTCAAGGTCTTGGTCGCCTTAACGTCAATAGCAACCGCTACTATCGCCGTGTTCGCGTTGACAACCTGATGTGAGCCTTTGGTTCATATCTTCTTCAGACCTCCCGAAAGGGGGGTCTTTTTTTATCTAAATACAAATAAAACATCATGGCAACAGCATTTGATAAGCAAATTCAGAATAGAAATTTTTTATCTCCAGTAGGATTTAAATTCACTTTAGCAAAGGAACCTAAGGCAGCATTCTTTTGTAACTCTGCAAGAATACCTGATATTAATCTTGGTGTAGCAATTCAACCATCATATTTGAAAGATATTCCTGTTCCTGGAGATAAAATTGAATTTGGAGATTTCAATTTAAGATTTCTCATTGATGAGAATATGGAAAACTATATGACAATTCATAATTGGATTTATGGTCTTGGTTATCCAGATTCTACAGAAGAATACAAATCTTTAATTATCAATAATGCTGGACAAGAAGATCCAAAACAGGCATTTAGTGATGGATCTCTTCATATTTTAAATAGTAATTTCAATGATGTAGCGATTGTAAATTTTAAAGATTTATGGCCGATGACATTATCTTCTTTGGAATTTGATTCTTCAATTCGAGATACCAACTACTTTACAGCAGATGTATCTTTTAAGTATACTGTATATAATATTCTTTCACCTACTACAAATCAACCATTATGAATCTTGAACAAATTCAGGAGATGTGGCAGAGAGATTCTGTCATTGATCCAGATAATCTACATGATGAATCACTTAAAATTCCTCAACTTCACTCCAAATATTATACACTATATAACACGATGAGTCTTCTTCGTGAAAAGGCACGAGATACTTATAATCAAGTTCGTTTAGAGCGTTATAACTATTATACAGGAAAAGCAGATCCTCAAGTTTATGAGGAAGAACCTTTTCCCTATAAAGTAAGAGAAAAAGATGCTATTGATCGTTATATGTCTGCAGACGAAAAATTATCTAGGATTGATACAAAAATTAAATACTATGATACTATATTAAAATTTTTAGAAGAAATTATTAAAACTGTTTCAAACAGAACTTATCAAATCAAAAACGCAATTGAGTGGCATAAATTTCAAGCAGGATTTTAATTCATGAGTCATTTAATTATATCAAAAAAGAACGAAGTATATCTACAAATAAAAGCAGAACCTCACGTTTATTACGAATTATCTGATCAATTTACTTTTGAGGTTCCTGGATCTAAATTTATGCCTCAGTATCGCAACAAATACTGGGATGGAAAGATAAGATTATTTAATACTCAAAATGGAGAAATCTATGTTGGGTTATTAGATAAACTTATAAAATTTTGTGAGAATCAAAAATATACCTATGAATTTACCGATAATAAGTTTTATGGACTTCCTTTTGAGGTAAATGAACATATCTCAAAGGAGGGTGTGAAGGATTACATCACTTCAATTAGTCGTCATGCTCCAAGAGATTATCAAATTGAAGGAGTTTATGATGCCCTAAGACACAATCGTAAGTTATTGATTTCACCAACTGCTTCTGGTAAATCTTTGATGATTTATTCAATTGTAAGATATTATGCTGAAAGAAATCAAAACATTCTTCTAATTGTTCCAACTACAAGTTTGGTTGAACAGATGTATAAGGATTTTGAAGATTATGGATGGGACGCAAAATCATATTGTCACAAGATCTATGCTGGAAAGGAAAGAGAAACAAATGCTCAGGTTATTATAACAACTTGGCAGTCAATTTACAAGATGCCTAAGCAATACTTTGAAAGATATAATGTTGTAATTGGTGATGAGGCACATCAATTTAAATCTAAATCGTTAGTCTCTATTATGACTAAGCTTTTTGATGCCAAGTATAGATTTGGGTTTACTGGAACATTAGACGGAACACAAACTCATAAATGGGTATTGGAAGGTCTATTTGGAACTTCATATAAACTCATCAAAACAGATGAGCTAATGCAAAAGGGTCATTTAGCAAAGTTGGATATTAAGATATTACTATTAAAACATCCTCCTCATAAATTTGAAACTTTTGAAGAAGAGGTTCAGTATTTAATTACTCATGAGCAAAGAAATAAATTTATTAAAAATCTGACTTTAGATCTAAAAGGAAATACTTTAGTTCTTTTTACTAGAGTAGAATCTCATGGTAAGCCATTATTTGAACTCATAAATAATAGCAAGATTGATGATCGTCATGTATTTTTTGTTCATGGTGGTATAGAAACCGAAGAACGAGAAAAAGTTCGTGAAATTACTGAGAAGGAATCTAACGCAATCATCGTAGCATCTTATGGGACTTTTTCTACCGGTATTAATATTCGTAACTTACATAATGTTGTGTTTGCGTCACCATCAAAATCGAGAATTAGAAATCTTCAATCTATCGGCAGAGTTCTCCGAAAAGGAGAAAACAAAGTAAAAGCTACTCTATATGATATTGCCGATGATATCAGTTATAAGTCAAGAAAAAATTATACTCTTAATCATTTAATAGAAAGAATAAAAATCTATAATGAAGAAAACTTTAATTACGACATCATAAATATTAATCTTAAAACTAATGGATGAAGAGTTTTATTGTTCCATAAAATTAGTATCAGGTGAAGAAATATTCTCTTTAATTTCTGTTGATGAGAATGATGGTGATCCAATCATAGTTTTACAGAATCCTGTAATTATGGAAGTGATGAATAGTAAGATTGGAACAGCAGTCAAAATAACTCCATGGATGCAAATACCACCCGATGATTTCTTTATCATAAAATTTGATAAAGTAATTACTATGACTGAGATTACTGATGATACAATTATAGATATCTATCAAAAATACCTTAATGATGATGATACTTCTACTCAAGATGTAAATGGTAAAGTAAAAATATCAAATGATATGGGATATATTTCTTCTGTAGAAGATGCTCGTAAAAGACTTGAGAATCTCTTTAAAGATCTTAAAGAATCTTAGTTACTCCTTTTAAACCTAACAAA